ATACTAAATCTCCATTTTTATCAACAGGCATCTTTTGAATAATAATTTTAAGTAATTCTTGAGCCATTTTCTTTTTATCTAAATCTTTTGCTTCATCTAAATCAATTAATGCAGGAATAACAGACATAAACATTGGTGCGTCATCACCGTTTATGTTAAATTTAATTGTAGCATTTACGTCTAATAAATACCAACCTGCAGTATCTCCCGCAAATTGAGGCGGTAATTTTCCCTCTTTATATAAAATATATCCTCTTTTAAATTCAGCAGGGAATAAGTTTAACATTTTAACCCTTTGAGTTGTGTCTTTAAATGCTAAGTCAAAATATCTCATATTAAATTCTATTGCTGGACGTCCATTTACTATAAATCTTGAACGGCAATAATTTACAGGTAATTCTTGAACAGTAATTCTTTTTGTAGTAGGTACTAAATACCCATAATAGCATCCATTCTTTATAACTTTTAATGCTATTTCTCCAAAAAGTTTTTTAAGTTCAGAATTATCTAAATATAATAAGATTTTATAGAAATCCGCTAAAGCAGTATCTTTATCTTTTTCACTAGCTACTTCATCATTAATATAAGGAGTAACCATTCAATCATATCTATACATATAAGCCATATATTTGCATAATCTTGAATAAATACCACTTGTTTCAAAATAAAATTTTGATATTTCACGCATTTCCGCATAATCGTTATCATATAGAGATTTAAGAATTAAGTCTCTTCTAGTAAATCTTTTATCAACTTTCTGATAATTACCTAGATCTAAAATAGCATCTTCTAATGTTTTTGCTCCTATCTTAATTTTTGAAAAATCAACAGGAACAAAACTATTTTGAGTTTCAGAATTACTGGTGCTATCAACGAAAGACATTTTAAAGCCTTTCTTTTTTATTTCTTCTTTTCTATTAATCAAGATAGACACCTCACTTTTCTTAATCTCTATTTTAGTATATCATAATTTTTAAACTCTGTCAAAAATTAATATCCACCTTTTGCATAATATAAATTCATAATATAATCATAATCTATTCTACCTTCAACAGTATAAGGTATTTCTAATAATATAATTCCATGTTTTTGACAATATTCTTTTTTCTTCATATCATTGTATTGTTGTTTGCGGAGTCCAGTATAACCACCAAATTTACTTTTAGGAGAATAGTGTTGAATACCTTGATATTCTAATAAAAACATTAATTCATGTTCATCATCAAACACCGCAAAATCAAATCTTAACGGACGTCCGCTTGTGCTAACTAAATCTGGAAAAGAATACTCTTCTTCAAATACTAAGCCAGCTTCTTGGAGAACTTCTTCAATCTTAATTTCTCCTCTACTCGCTCTCATGTATACCTCCATTCCGCAGATATGATAGACATACTAAAATATTTCTATATTTATATTAATATTCCAGTATCTCAATCAGTTAATTTTGCCCAAAGTCTTTTTAACTTCCTGAGTAAAATACCATTTCCGCAATATTTCTTTTCTTTCTTTTCTTTTTTCTATCTTCTTCTTGTTTTACATAATACATTCCATATTCAAAAGCAGAAAATTTATCTTTTTTAATTCCTTTATTAGACTGTTTTAAAATAATATTCGCACCTTCATTCTCTTCTACTAAATTCAACATTTGGTCTTTTAAAATAGTAGTTTGAGTAAAAGGCATAAGTTCTTCTGCCCTTTTATCAGGTGTCATGTTTTGTCCTACTTTTGTAGACATTAATTTAGTTTTAGCTTGGTTTTCATCAATTAAAAATCTAACTTTACCACTATACATTTGAGTTTGAACATAAGTATGAGCTTCAGTATTAATTGCCGCATTTGCTTTAATTAAATACATAGCATCATTTTCAACCTCAGGACCTTTTATTTTCTTATAAGGCTCTGTAATATCTTCTGATGTTCCACCTGAAACACCAAAAGCAGGCAAAGCATCTCCAGTTTCTGGGTCTATTTGAACTTTTGTCATAAAGTCAATTAAACCAGCACCTAAACCATTAGCATCTATTGCAACTTGTCTTGCTTTATATTTATAAAATAATCTTTTTATATTAATTGCTTGAACCTCAAAATCTTCAGCTTCATAAGGATATATATTAACAATAGCCTTAAGTGCTGGACCTTGAACTTGAGGAGTAACTTTAATTACAACAACTTCGGTAGTACATTTAAAACGTCCAACATCGACTCCAAGCACATAATATTGCGCTTTACTGTTGCGGCCGCTAGCTTCTCTCTCAGGTTGAAGTAATACACGATGTTGATCAAACTTTTCTGCAGAGAAAAACGCATTTTCCGCATCTCCGCTCCATTCAGATTCATATTCTCTTGAAAATGAAGCATCGTTATAAGTACCATCTAATTTTAATCCTTGAATAAAGTTTTTAGGTTGTAATCCTTCCATAACCGGAATTCTTCAAGTTCCTCCAAGCATTATAGCTTCTTCAGGATGAATAATTTGTTGTATTAAAATTTGAATTAACTTATCATAAGAGAATGAATTTTTTCAACCCGCAGTAGTAACATAAATCTGAGATTTATTTGCAACTTCTTCTTCATGTCTTGAACCATCCGCAAGACGTCTATCTACAACCATGGTTGGGATAATAACTTCATTTAATTGTTGTTGGTCAATTAAGATAACCTCTTCCATTAAACCACCAGTAGCACGTTTACCACGGGAGCTTTGTTGTGCAGCCATAATATCTAACTTACTACCATTTTTAAATACATAAGTTACTTCATTTTTTGATGCTTTTGATGCACCTCTTGACCAATCTATTTCATTTTTAAGACCTGGAATAAGTTTAACTAATTCCTCAGCCTTTTCACGCGCAATACCTGCGGCTTGTTCCTTACCACCAGTAGTAACAAAGAAATGCGCTCCAGGATATAAAACACAACGTAACATTAAAACTAAAACAGCTAAAAATGATTTAGAATAACCACGAGGGAATGTTGCATAAGCATATTTATGACGCATTACCGCCCTTAAAAATATTCTTTGATAAAAATATAATTGAAAATTTTCAGGGTTGCTCCCGCATAAAAACTCAATAAACATATCAGGATATTCACGCCAATAAGCAACATATTGTCTAATAATAGGAATTTGTGCTTTAATACGCTCTTCTGATAAACCTATTTTACCATTAGTTCTTGAAGAAGATAGTTCTAATAAATTTGCTAAAGCCATTATTCATCACCTAATTCTTCTTCATCTAATTGTTTTTGTTCTTCAATAGCATTATGATATTCTTCAAAGTCATTGTCATCTAATTCTACGTCTTGGTCAAAACTTTCTTCCATTTCCTTTTGAATTTGGATTTTCTTTAAAGCATCTTCAATTTGTTGACCAAAACCTAAATCTTGAGTAACAAGTTTCTTAACATAATCATTCATATCTTTTAAAGTAGCATCTACTTTATCTTGAGGAACATCAGTTACATATCGAGGTATAAAACCGTCTTTTTCACACATAGCAATTAATTCACCAACAGAATCAACATATTCGTCTTTATCATCCTTATTTTGTGCGGCAGTAAATTTTGCAGTCTTTCTTAAACTTTCACTTACCTTTGATATTTTTTGGAAACCTTCAATATCCCCACTATCTAAATATTGGTTCATTTTTAAATTTGTTTTACAAATCAAAATTAATGTATTAATTGTATCCGCATCTTGAATATCAAAAGATTCAGTCATTTCTTTATAAGTTTTTTCTAATTCAACCCATTCCGCAGGTTTGTATAATCTTCCTCATTTCATAGCAAGATACATTTTATCATCTTCAGTAAGTTCTTCGCCTAAATCAACTAAATCATCCTCAGGCATAAAGTTACTACCATCTCCAAAAGGATTATCAATAGCATTGGTAACAATAGGTTGAGCATATAATTGCTCTTGATTTTGGGTTGATGTGCTTACTAATGTTCTGTATTGAGACTCATTTATTTCTCCACTTTCTAATTGTTCTTTTAAATGCTCTTCATATTTTTCTCTTTCAACCTCAACAGCTTTTTTCTTTTCTGCGTTTAAAGCTTGTAATTTTTCTGAGTCTTCTCATCCATAAGCTTTTCATTGTTTTAATTTCATTTTAGATAAATATTTTCCAAATACAGACATTCCATCTAGAGCCTTACCTTTTTGTCTTGCATTTTCAAAAGCTCTATCTCTTAAAACATTTCATTCTTCAGGAACATATGGTAAATCCATATCTTTTAAAATTCATAAAAATGTATCTGGTTCATAATTATTAATATGCATTGTTAAACATTTTTTACATAAATCCATACGAGTTCCATTTTTACGAAGATAAAATTGTGCGGTCTCATCCATGACCTTTCCGCATTTTTGACACGCTTTTAAATTACCCATTCAATTCAACTCCTTTCATCTAATACTGTAATGGTTCTAAAGTATCATATCCATACTGTTGATGAAGTTTTGTATGACACTTTTCGCATAACGTAATACCATTTTCTAAATCATATCTTTTTTCAGGATAGTATTTATAAGAATAAATATGATGAGCATTTATCTTTTCTTTTGAACCACATTTTATACATTTATATTCATCGCGTTCATAAACTTTTTGTCTTCATTCTTTATACTTAACTGAATCATGTCTATCATTAATAATAGATACTCCACCTTTTCAGTTTCAATGTTTTTCTCCAGAAGGCATGTGTCTGTCTTTATTATAACATTCTCAAGAACAATATTTATCTTCAGATGTTTTTGCGATAAATATTTTTTTACAAGTTGGACATCGACGTTCTTTGTCTTTAATTGAATGTGCTTCTAAATAACAATCTCGACTACAATATTTATTACTATTATACTTATTACCTTTAAAAGTTTTTCCGCAATTTTCACAAATACAAATAGGGACTTCTTTGCTGTGAAATTGTAAATAACATTCTCTGCAACAGAAATTATTTTTCCCTAATTTACTTTCATATTTTTCAAATTCTTTACCACAAGTGTCACATTTTATACTAATTTTTCCCATTATATAAACAGCTCCTTTTTCTATTTATATATTAAAAATTAGTATTTTATTTTTATTCCTTTTGTCCACAGTGTTTACAAAATCTTATTTTTTAGTTTCTTTAGTTTTCTTATTACGACATGCTTTGCATATACTATACCAACCATCTTTTGAAGTATTATTTTTTGAAAAAAATCTATTATGAGCTAATTTAACTTCACCACATCTTGAACATCTTTTCCATTTACCATATTCTTCATAAGTATAATACCACATTAAATAATCTTCTTTTGCTTGTTCAGATAACATTTTTGGTATTTTATTACGCCATAAAGAAGATAAATATTCAACTGTATAAGTAATACCAAATTCATCATTTAATAATTCTTGTATTTCTGCATTTGATTTTCCATCAATTTTATAAATTAATAATTTATAATATAGCGGATATTCATCTTTTAAAGTTGCGTCTATTAAGTTATCTAGGTCTTGCATTAAGTACCAAAAATCCCAAGAAAATTTTCCTCAACAATCTTGTTTTAAAGCAGAATAATTACAAAGTAATGCGCAGACATGAGTTGGATTAAAAAAGCTAACTGCGCAATCACTTACAGGTTCTCCTTTTTCGTCTATTGTAATATGTTCATTTAAACTAATTTTTGTTAAGTTTTTTACAGCTGCTCCTGAACTTGTCATAGTAGGTTTGTAAGAGTCTTTAATTACATATTGCTCTTGATGCATTTCTATTAACCATTTTTTTAATTTATATCTTATTTTACCATTAGCCTTTTTTTCTTGTTCTTCTACTATTTTTATAGCTTCTTTTAAATCTCTTAACGCTTTTATTTCTTCTAAATCTTTATCAGTAATCTCTTTCTTATGAGTTAATAATACATTTTTATCATTATCAATAGCCATACGTCATAAGCCATCTTCGCCATTTTCTAATGATTCAACAATGTGTTGCATAGATGTCTCTCTTTTGTTGACTGTCACCATTCTATTTTCAGTTAAGATCAACTTTTCTTTCTTTTCTTCGGGAGTCATTGCGAAAACAATATAATTTGATAATATTTCTATATATTTTTCATTTTTTAATTGTTCTTTTGTTAAAGTAGGTAATAATTCATCAACAAATTTAGTGCGCTCTTCCGCAGTTTTTAATGAATAATCTAATTTTCTGTGTTGTATTACCTCTTCTTCTTGTAATTCTGTTTCCGTAAGAATCATCTCCTTTCTTGATCTTCTCTAACTATATTCTACCATAAAAATTTCGTTTTGTCAAGTTTGTTTAAAGGTATGATTTGATTTTAATTAAAAAATATAATATAATATTTATATAAAGAAAAATAAATAAAAAGAAGGTGTCTTTATGGATAAAATAAATTATTATCAAGTTATAGAAGGAAGTGAAATGTACTATCCATGATATGTTCACAAGTTAGAAAATGATATAAAAGTATTAAGAAAAATATTAGAATGAGCAGATGAATGTAATGCTTTTGATACTATTGGTGAATGAGATGAAAATCCAAATTGATATGATTTAGAAGAAGAAATGAAAGATAAAAATTGGTTAGATTGCATAATTCTTTATGCAGAAAGGTGGATGGATAAAAATGAACCAGGTTGAAGATCGTAGAGCGGCCATTTCCGCAAGAGTAAAAGAGCATTATGATTATTTGGTTGCCGCAGGATATGATGTAGTGTTTACCGCATTACAAGGAAGTCAAAACTATGGATTAGATGAATATAGTGATGACTATTGTTCAGATGTAGATACTAAAAGTATTGTTTTGCCATGCTTAGATGATTTTATTAGAGCTAAGCAGCCCATTTCCGCAGTAGAAATTTTGGATAATGATGAGCATGCTGAGGTTAAGGATATCCGCGTAATGTTCGAAATGTTTAAAAAAGAAAATATTAGTTATATCGAACTATTGTATAGTGATTATGTTATATTTAATCCTAAATATGAAGCATTAATTAAGCCAATTTTTGAACACCGCGATGAAATCGCTACCGCAGACACCGCACAATTTTTAAGATGTATTGCGGGAATGGCTTATGAAAAAGATAAGGCGCTTTGCCATCCTTATCCAGGAATTATTGATAAGATTGAAAAATATGGATATGATGGTAAACAATTAAGCCATTGCGCTAGATTGCTATTGTATATTACAGATTTTAGTAATGGTAGACCTATTGCTGAATGTTATAAACCTGCGGAAATGTACAAATTAACTTTAATGAATTATAAAAAACAATTTGATGAAAATGGTACGGAGATGTCGGTTGATGAAGCACGTAACCGCAGCGCCGCATATGTTGAAGAAATTAAAAATTTAAAGGATGAATTAATTGAGGATGGCGATTACGGAGTTAATGGCGCAGCCGCGTTATTTTTAGATGAAATTAAGGCTAAGATACTAAAGTTTAAAATCACAAAAGAAATTATAGAGGAGAATGAAAATGAAGAGAAGAGTTAGAATGCCAAAGAGCTTATTACCTAAACCAAGTAAGATAATTAAAAGAGGTATTTATGAAATGGTAAGTGCGGCAACTGGTGGAAACACAAAACCGCGCGACTATGGAAAAAGAATAGAAAAGGGGAAATATTAATGTTTGAATTATGGGCAAAAAAGAGGCCTGTTGAAGGAAAAGGTTTTCCTTATGAATTTATATTTAATTTTAACGATGAAAGTTATACATATACAGCAATGGATACTCTTGATAGAAGCGTTTATCAAGAAGCTTTAATAGTAAGAAGTGTAGACCATAGTTGTGTAATGTATAGGGAATTTGAAAAACCAATGGTGTTAAAGAAAAAATAACCGTCATTATAAATATAAAAAATATTTGGAGGGTGAGTGGTCGTGGCAAAACTTTTTTTCAAAATCAAATTAAAATTTTTCACAAAACTTAACCCCCACCTAATCAATTTCTAAAAGTATGTGTGTACCTTCAGCAACGCTCTAATTGGCGGGTCGCAAACATACGATGCGATCCGAATTTTACACAAACTTTACACTTTAGAATTTGTCAATTTGACATGTAAACTTTACATTTACTTTACACTTTCACAAAACTATTTTTATGTTTATTCGATAAGGAGTAAGAAAAATAGCAAAGCGAACATTTGTTCTATTTTTATTCGCAGTATACAAAAAATAAAAAAATTAAAAAAAATAAAATAAAGTATTGACTTTCTTTTATTACTATGCTATAATAATATTGTAATAAAGGAAAGGTGGTAAATAATTATGAAATACGAAGTTAGATTAGGA